AATGATATATAAATTTGTCTCGTGGCTTAGTCTGTACGATAGTGCTTATATCGTCTATATTTGGGAGGTAGGTTATAAATAACAAACCCTTGTGGATCAACCAACTATAACAAACGCTTAAAAAGTCGCCTAGGTCTTCTTTCACATGGATACTGAACAACGGGCAAATAATATGCGTGTTTAATTTAGTAATATAAGGGTTATATTTACCGTATTGAAAAGATAATTCGGGGTATAATTGTTTCGCATATTGTACCATATCGGACGAGGTCTCTAGACCAGTTACTTGGGCACTATTTGACAAGAGTTGGACGATATGACCCGTACGAAAATCTATACACAAGACTTTACTATGCGGTCTTAGATAAGGAATGATTTGCTCGCATTCTTTCGTATGAATAGGTAACGTATCGTATAAATCGTCGTATATCTTCGCATAAAACCCGTCTAAGATGTCGTGGTCAATTTTTATAAAAGAACTTTCTTCTAATAGTGTAAATCCTTCTTGTCTAGAAAACATAAAATATAAATACACTAAAATCAATAGTATTAATACTTTCATCATTTGTTATATTATTTTATTTTTTTTTGAAGGCAATATAAGAATGGAGAAATGTAATATTGTAGACAATCGCAAATCCTTTACCCGTCTATCTTTTTCAAATCATAAAAAACAAAATGTTCTACAGGAACTGACGGAGGCCTTGTATTATAAAAAGCGCGACGACGCATTGCATTGGACGGCAGAGATGTTGTGTAGCGGATATATATCCGATTTATGGAAAATCTACATTATGTTTTATTGTAAATATATCCATATGTATAATATAAAAATACCCATCTATGTCTCAAAGAAATTAGAAGAATATAAGAAAATTCAAGCGAACACAGACATTAAAAATAACGATGAACTACGGGCAATTTTCTTTACCATTACTATTATTTTTTGCGAGACAAAAAACGAACATACTCTGACTTCTTTACCCTTTACATTTCATTTAGACAAAATGTACGACCATTTAAAAGCAGATCATGTAGATTATATAAAGCCATTTTTCAAAGAACAAGATCCGAAAGAATTTTATATACCCCTAAATGAATTCGTATATCATCTTGAACATACGAAAGACAAAACCAGTATAACGTATTGGCTAGATTGGTTGATTGAATATGATATATATTTAACCAAAAAGAAAAAAAATATTTACATACAAGCTCGGACGGACGAGTTCAAAGACGATAAAAAAAACCGAAATATCATTTGGATCATATGGGAGATTTTGCGACATAACGCCAAAAACGCCAAAGAGTTAGTCCAACAATCCATCGATTCTTTGTTTGATTTATTTAAAATAAAATACACCTTGGCAAATAATAAAACCTACAAAGGCGTATTGTATGTAGTGGTTCAATTAATTACAACGGATGTAAATGTGCATATTAAATTAATAGAAAATGTTGGATTATTCAAACATTTACACGACAATACACAAATTATTTTTAACGAAATAAAAAAAAAGGAAGTATGGGTAGAAGAAACCAAAACACCAAAACAAAAATTATTTGACGCGCTATACGCCTGTTGACCCGAATCCACCTAGTCCACGGACGGTTTCACACCCCAACTCTTCTAAACTTGAGACGACTTCTACCACGATGGGGCACATGTAGGGCGAGACAATTTGTACGTATCGGTCGCGGGATTTGATAGGGGCTGAATAAAGAACATCAAAGACGCCAATTAAATGCCCTCTATACCCCGCGTCAATAATACCCACTTGATTGGCTAACCTTAAATGAGTTCTAGAAATACTGGATCGCGGATATAAATAAAACCCCGTATTATATGTCAGAGATGTACATACGATTTGAGCGCTACAAACCACTTTGAAATCGATGGTATGAATGGACACCTCCGTCTCTTGTTCGCTTGGGGCAAATAAATCAAACCCTGCGTCGGCGTGACGAAGGTCGCGCGTCATTTTGACATGATGTTGGCGAACGGCTTCTAGGTAGGTCTCTTTTAAATGTAGGTCGTCTACGTATATTTTTAAATACATGTATTTGCCGTAATATTGTAACAAATCATTTTGTAACATTATATTGTCTAATATATATTATTTAAATCTATTTAAAATATATGTCGTTAAGTGAAAAATATAGCGAAATGTATGGAGAAGGACAGAATTTTTCGGAAAATGTAAATAAAAATGTCCTTAGAAACATGGAGTATACCAATAATGATTTTAACAACATGAACAACACGAACAACATGAACAACACGAACAACACGAACAACATGAACAACACGAACAACATGAACAACGGAAACAACACGAACCAGATGTCGTCGGGTATGTTCTATCTGTTTATATTTATCTTGTGTTTAGGTATCCTCTTTTCTGTTTTTTATTTTAAAGACACCATCATACAACTTTATAGAGACCTTATGCATCCGCTCCCCAATGTAAACCACGAACTGAGACAACTGAAAAAAAGTATGAAAGAAGAAAAAGAAAAACGAGACACCAAAGAAAAGGAAACGGAATTGAAAAGTAAAAAGGAAAAAGGTGGAGTAAATACGTTGGTGAATAAAATAAACAGTAACCAAATATCGAAAGACGATGGTTATTGTTATATCGGATATGATAGAGGAATGAGGAGTTGTACGGAATTATACGAAGGAGACAAATGTATGAGCGGGGAAATATTTCCTTCTTTAGAAGTATGTATGTTTCCTAATTTAAGAGAATAATTATAATTCGTTTTCAAAGGGGACATTTAGATCGTAGGCAATGTCGCTACAACTACCTTTCAATGTTTTACAGGCTTCGATCGACGCGGCGTCCCGAAGCATTTTTAATTTAGCTTGGCTAAATGTACCTTTTGCCCCGATTCGTTTTTTATATTCTTCTGCGGCGGTTAAAGTGTGTTGTTTATATTGTAATACTTCTGCTTTTCGCCGTATTTGTCTCGTTTTATAATCGTAGGTTTCAAACGATATATTATTACCACTACTTCTTCCGTTTCTAGTACGATAATACACGTCGTCATAAATCTTTACGCCTTCTCGGTTTTTATATTCTCGTAAGTTTGCCAACGCAATAAATTCCGGATTCCCGTCTGGATATTCTAACGCTATATTATCTTTTGGATTGGTTAATAGTAAAGACGATATTTCTTCAATGTATTTTGTTTTAGAAATAGTCACAAGGTCACTCATACACTAGACGCTTAAAATAATTCTTTACGAATATCTTCTAGCGTAGCATTTACACCCAATACAGCGTCTTGGTCGTTTGTATTATGGATGCGCACCAGTTCGCCTTTGTCGTTGATGCTTTGGGTTAATTTGTTATTGGTATCGTTTGCCTTTTTCATATTTTCTTCGATCGCCTTAATTTTAGATTCTTTCACTCTTGTCTCGAAACTTAACTTCGCCTTGTCTTCGTTTTTCTTTTTCTCGTGCATGAGCTCGTTCAATTCCTTTTCTAGATATTGTACGTTGCCTGTTTTGTAGGCTTCTGGATGATAAGGAAGCCAAATGCCCACCGGTCCCACGTAGACGTCGTGATTGGGGTCGGTTTCTCTTAATAGTTTGCTCCGAATTTCAGCTTCTTCTTGGCTTGGAAACACACCGCGCACTTTCAACCCCCTTACGCTCGTTTGAAACTCATTCTCTTTCGAAAATTGTTTCTCTAATACCTCTTCGTGTTTGTCTACAAAATTTTTGTAATCGTCGCTTACGTCTACCTTTAGCTTGTCTTTAAACGTATCCACAAAAGACGCGTATTCCGTCATCAATTCTTCACTGGAAATATTATATTTGTAAGAGACAAAATTAAGGAATTCGTTGAATTTATGCATAGATTGAGCCAGGTCGTATTGCTGAACAAATTGTTCAAAATAAAACAATTCCTTTTGCTTGATCAGGTTTTCAGGCGACACAAACGACAAACATACATACTTTTGTTCTGCGATAGCTCGGTCTTCGTCTAACAAATCTACGTTCATTAGTATAGGATAAATAATTCCTTTATATATTATATTTATTAAATATATAATGCTGAACTTTAGAGAATTGTTAAAGCGCGTGATTAAATATTTAGTGGAAGGCTTGATGGTCTCTATTGCCGCGTACGCCATACCAAAACAAAGTTTAAAATTGGACGAGATCGTCTTGATTGCTTTGGTGGCTGCTGCCACGTTTAGTGTATTGGACACCTACTTGCCCACCATGGGACTAAACGCCCGCACCGGCGCCGGCTTCGGTATTGGTGCGAATCTGGTCGGATTCCCAGGCGGTCTATAAAGTCGAAATGAATTCCCAATCTAGGTCGCGACATATATGTTTCCATATTTCGTCTTGTTCGACTTTTTTTTGTTCTTTTAACATGGGGAAATGTATGAGATAACTGGTTTCACCCAATAGTTCACATAATTTATAAAGGGTATAATAATAATTTAAAAAATTAACTCTATCATTAGGACAATATTTAGAATAAGGGATTTGAATATCCATAAATAAATTACACAACGTTTCTTCTAGTTTAGGACTCATCACGGGCGGCTTTATACCCAATCGGTCTTTTATAAAAGGAATATGTTCATAATATTTATTATACCCTAACTTCTTTAATATTTCTTTGGTTTTTTTATTGGTCAATTCGCTTAATTCTACGCGCTCCTTTTTGACTTGCATTTCTATTTGAGCGATGATATCTCCGTGTATATCGGTGGTCTCTTTGGCTTGAAATTGAGACAAAATTTCTCTGAAATGATTGATCCTTTTATACGCGTAAAAGGATATTTCTTTAGGAGGTTCTTTGTAAGAAGGTTTATCGTTTTCTACGAAAAATGTTTCGTTGTTAAAACAATTATTACACAGTAAAATGCCTTCTGAAACAATTTTAATCATTTCTCCTTTGGAACATTTGCTACAAATCGTATTGTCGTACATAAAATCACTTATATTCATACTACTAAAATTATTTTTTTTAATATAATTTTGGATACTTTTATTTAGAATATTTATACTATCGTCTTCGTGTTGATTGAAAAACCGCTGGATCATCTTTTTAGGGTTTTGATTTATCTCTATTTTCTGCTTACATTCAAAATAATTAAATAAATCATTCGAATTGTTTAACAAATAATCCTTTTTCTTTTTCTTTAAGTAATTTAATTTTTGTTCGTCCTTTTCGCAACTGTTTAATATTTTATATTCGGCTTGGTTTATGTCATTTAGATAATTTGTATATAAATTATCTATGGTGAGTTCTTTCATCATTCTATTATATAGTGTTCTTTAATCATTTAAATAGTTTATATTATATAATAACAATATAATCCTATAGTATGGATTATTTAAAAAAGAAATTTATTTTAAACGCTATTATGCGTGGTTGGAGAGTTCATAAAAAAAATAAAAACTGCTACGTATTCAAAAAAAATAAACATAAAGTCTACAATTTTCATAGTCCGCTCTTTTTAAAAATATTTCTCCGGCAAAATTTAATTAAATAGATTTCTTATTTTTTTTTCTTTTGTTAGATTATAGAATGGGTGGTGGACTTATGCAATTAGTAGCTTATGGCGCGCAAGATGTATATCTTACGGGCAACCCTCAAATCACCTTCTGGAAAGTCACTTACCGTAGACATAGTAATTTCGCCATGGAGTCGATTGAGCAGACCTTCAATGGTCAAGCCGATTTCGGTCGTCGCGTAAACTGCACGATTTCCAGAAACGGCGATCTTGCTTACCGCACTTACTTACAGGTCACTCTTCCAGAAATCAATCAAAATCTCTCCACTGGTCCCGTGTATGCCCGTTGGTTAGATTACCCCGGACACCAATTGATTGAGCAAGTAGAAGTAGAAATTGGTGGTCAGCGCATCGACAAGCACTACGGCGACTGGATGCAGATTTGGTGCCAATTGACCCTTGACAAGAACCAAGAAGCCGGTTACAACAAGATGGTCGGTCAAACCACCCAGTTAACCTTTATGACTGACCCCTCGTTCGCCGACGTGGATGGTCCTTGCGACTCCAGCGCCCCGAGACAAGTGTGCGCTCCCCGTAATGCTCTGCCAGAAACCACCCTTTACATTCCTCTTCAATTCTGGTTCTGCTGCAACCCCGGTCTTGCTCTCCCCCTTATTGCCCTACAATACCACGAAGTCAAAATTAACCTCGATTTGCGCGCGATCGACGAATGCTTGTGGGCGGTAAGCTCGCTATCGCCTTCTTCTTCGGCAGATGTAAAAGTCACCGCCGCGTACGCCCAATCGCTGGTATCGGCGTCTCTTTACGTAGACTACATTTACCTTGACACGGACGAACGCCGCCGTATGGCGCAAAACCCGTCGGAATACCTCATCGAACAGCTCCAATTCACTGGTTCGGAGTCGGTCGGTTCTTCGTCCAATAAGATCCGCCTTAACTTTAACCACCCGTGTAAGGAACTCATCTGGGTGGTACAACCGGATTGCAACGTAGATTATTGCGCCGGCACCCAAGGCGACACTACCTTGTTCAAGG